CCCCCGTTTCTGCTCCCGTTGTTGCCCCCGTCGCGGTCTCTGTTGCCGTGACTGAGGAGAAGAAGCCCAAGAAGACCAAGGCTGCTTCCGCCACTGCTCCCGTTGTTGAAGCACCTGTTGTTGTTTCTACCCCCGTTGTTGAGGCCCCCGCAGTTGAGGCTGCACCTGATGCTCTTTCCTCCAAGTTGAACGACTTTGGCTCCAAGATTGCTCAGATTGCCTCTCTTCTTACCACCATGAAGTCTGACTACAAGGCGCTTGAGAAGCAGGTTGCTAAGGAGGTCAAGGATAAGCAGAAGGGAAGTAAGGGAAAGAAGGTCAAGGCTGCCCCTAACCCCAACAGAAAGCCTTCTGGCTTTGCTAAGCCCTCCATCATCACCGAGGAGCTCAGTAAGTTCCTTGGTAAGGAGGTTGGTGTTATGATGTCCAGAGTTGATGTCAGTAAGGAGATCACCAAGTACATCAATGAACACAGTCTTAAGGATAAGGATTGCGGCAGACAGATTAACCCTGATGCTAAGCTTTCCAAGCTTTTGAACATCCAGGCTGGTGGCGAGCCCCTTACCTTCTTCAACCTCCAGAAGTATTTGAAGGTTCACTTTGTTAAGGCCCCTGTTGCTTAAAATAAGGGAACGTAGTTATTCAGCGAAGCTTCCGCCTTATGATCCCTCCTTTGTGAGGGGTTAAACAAAAAAGAAAAAAAAAATTCCCTTTATATGAGGGATCCAAGGGCGAAAAGAACACCTAGGTTCCCCTTATTGCTTGCTTAGCTTAGTGGTAGAGCATTACACTTGTAATGTAAAGGTCTCGAGTTCAATCCTCGAAGCAAGCTTATTGTTTTTTATTAAATATTGGTTAAATAAAAACAATTTTGTGCGTCATTGGTGTAGTGGTAACATGAATCCCTTCCAAGGATTAGCTGAGGATTCGATTTCCTCATGACGCAAATGTAATACCTTCAAATGTAATACCTTCAAATGTAATACCTTCAAATGTAATTAGACAAATAACAAAAAATCTTTGTTATTTATCAACAAAATACGGAAGCAAAAATATTTATTACTGAGAAACAGAAACAAATCTTTACATTGTAGTTAATTACAGCAAGATTGTTATTTATGGCTACAAAATTGTTTTTAATTTCATCAAATTTGTGTTTTTGATCGCATGAGTAGAATCGACGATTGCGAAGTGACCTATGTGCAAGTTTTGTAATAAACATCATAGTATATTCTTATACTTATCAATTGTGTATGTTTTTTTCTACAATTATATATACAATGGAACGATTGAATGAAAAACTCAGCACTCTGATGGAGACGTTATCCAATATAATGGCCAAGAGGGGCGACCGCATTAAATCCTTAGCATATAAAAGGGCGCATGAGGCAATCTTGAGTTTAGATCGCGATATTCACACTGTGGATGAATTGAAAAGCGTCTCTGGTATTGGTGCCTCTAGTTTGTCTCATATGCGCGAGTATTTAGAAAAGGGGACTCTCGAAATCATAGAGGCTGAACGCTTGAACCCCGAAAATATTCTCAGCGACATTTATGGTGTGGGGCCGAAAAAAGCGAAGGAATTAGTTGGAAAAGGAGTAACCTCTATTGCTGAATTGCGAAAACGTCAAGACGAGTTGCTTAACAAAGTCCAGAAAGTGGGTCTCCAATACTACGAGGATATATTAGAACGCATACCGCGGTCCGAAATAGACAAATACAATGAGGTTTTCAAGGCGGCAGTTCCGCCGACGGCAAAATATGAGATTGTGGGGAGTTATCGCCGCGGAGCGGCTGATTCTGGAGATATTGATGTGATAATCACATCTGAAAACAAATTGGATTTCCAAAATTTTATTGATTTTTTGATTTCAAAACATATCATCTTAGAGGTTCTTTCAAGAGGCGATTCCAAGTGTTTGGTGATTGCGCGCATTTCTACGCCCAAATATGCCCGTCGTGTTGACTTCCTCTACACTTCGCCGCAAGAATACCCTTTTGCCGTGTTGTATTTTACTGGAAGCAAGGGTTTCAATACGGTTATGCGTGGACACGCATTAAAGCAGGGCTATTCTTTAAATGAACATGAATTAACGGTTAAGAGTAATGGTGAAAAGATACAAGGTAAATTTATTGAGGAAAAAGACATTTTTGACTTTTTACAACTCCAATACAAAACGCCGGGTGAAAGAGTAGATGGAAGGATGGTCATTCCAAAAATACAATCAGAAAAAACAGTTTTACAAAGTGGAATCTTAGAGGTTGATTCAAAACACGGAGAAGTCGATTCGGAAATAGATATTTTGAAGAAAAAACTGGATGATTGTAATCAAAAATTATTAATGGTTTCTCAACCGATTGTAAGGGTTGCTTCGCATTCGCTTAAAGGCAACTTCGTTGCCGACAAATCAGTCGCTTCGCTTTCAGTCGCTTCGCTTTCAGTCGCTTCGCTTAAAGGCAACTTCGTTGCCGACAAATCAGTCGCTTCGCTTGCACCTCTAAGATCCCCTGAAATAAAATCATTAAAAGAAGTTAAAACTAAAAAGAATATTATTCCAAAGGCTACTAAAACACGAAAGAATATGAAACCTTCAAAATCATTGCTAACTGAATTCTCAACTCACGGCGTTTCCTTCTTAGAAACCCTGAATGAATTACAATTATCAGAGATGATCTTAGAGGCAAACAGAACATACTATACTTTGAGTAAACCTCTATTATCCGACAACCAATATGATATTTTAAAAGAATATATTGAGACCAAATATCCAGCAAACGTCGCAATTACTCAAGTCGGAGCACCAGTCACACGTTCCAAGGTAGAACTCCCCTACGAAATGGCCTCTATGGACAAAATCAAACCTGATACCAGCGCCCTTTCTGACTGGGTCAAACAATACAAAGGCCCCTACGTCCTCTCATGTAAGTTGGACGGCGTTAGTGGTATGTATTCAACTGAAGGAGACACACCCAAATTATATACACGCGGCGACGGCAAAGTGGGTCAAGACGTTTCTCATCTCATAAAAACACTCAAGCTTCCAAAACACAATGGTCACGTTGTTCGTGGAGAATTTATAATTTTAAAAGATGTTTTCAACACAAAATATAGAGATAAGTTCGCAAACCCACGAAATTTGGTATCTGGAATTGTTAATGCAAAATCGATTGACGAAAAAACAGCAGACCTCCATTTTGTCGCTTATGAGGTAATTCGTCCCGTTTATAAATCAAGCGAACAAATGCGTTTGCTCCAGGAGCTCGGTCACGAGGTTGTTCTGAATCGCTCAGTTCCGTCGCTTTCAAATACCCTGCTATCTGAAACGTTGGTGGAGTGGCGCACCAAATATGACTATGAGATTGACGGAGTAATTGTGTGCGACGACCATATACATCCACGTGGTTCGGGCAATCCGCGCCATGCATTCGCATTCAAAATGGTGTTGTCCGACCAAGTCGCCGAGGCGAAAGTCGTGGACGTTGTGTGGGCAGCCAGCAAAGACGGTTATTTGAAACCGCGCGTGCGAATAGAGCCAATCCACATTGGTGGAGTAACCATCGAGTATGCGACAGGGTTCAACGGCAAATTCATAGAGGATAACAAGATTGGCGTAGGCGCAGTGATCACAATGATACGGTCTGGTGATGTGATTCCCTATATTAAATCAGTGGTTGTTCCAGCCAATGCGGGTAAGATGCCGGACGTTCCTTATATTTGGACCGACACGCATGTAGATGTTCTTTTGGAAAACAAGAATGATGACCCCACAGTGCGCGAGAAAAACATCACAGGATTCTTCACAGAGATTGGCGTAGAAGGGTTGTCTAGCGGCAACGTCCGCCGTATTATGGCGGCGGGATACGACACCGTCCCAAAAATCGTCAAAATGGAAAAGACGGATTTTGCGAAAGTAGATGGATTCCAGCAAAAAACAGTGGATAAACTCTATGATGGTATTTGTGACCGCATTTCAAAGGCGACACTCGTCCAACTTATGGTGGGCTCCAATATGTTTGGTCATGGAATGGGTGAGCGTAAATTGGGACCCGTCATAGAGGCGTATCCTGATTTTCTTGTATCGGCAGATTCAAAAGCTGAAAAGATGCGACAACTTGGAACAAAAGGCATCCACAAGAATGCCGAGGAAGTTGTTGATAGTATTATACCTTTTTTGAAATTCTTGGATGAATGTGGAATAAAAACAAAAGTAGCAAGTGCAGACGAAAGCACAACAGCGACAAAATTCGATACATCACACCCTCTATACGGAAAGACCATAGTTATGACGAAAATAAGAGACAAAGAAATAATTGATTTCTTAGAGGCAAAGGGCGGAAAGCTTGGAGACAATGTGAAGGCTGATACACTGGCGTTAATTGTTAAGTCGAAAGATGATGTATCGGCCAAAACCAAGACGGCAACTGATAAAAATGTGCCTATTATGACGCCAGATGAGTTTAAACGCAAATATAAAATATAATAATTAAAGCACAAATTGACTTAAAGCACAAACCATATTATACATCATACATATAATATGGCCGAAGACCAAGGAATAAAATACCAGATTTTTGAAGATAATGAAAATGACGCAGTATTTAAGCCAATTCAAAATTTGGCGACCCCTAATCCAATTCAAAACTTAGTTATGCCGACATTTAAAAACCCCGAGCCAGAGACCCAAATCAAAAAACTCGAATCACAAATCCAAGAAAACGACATTTCTGTGCGAATCAAACAATATATTGCTGAAAAAAATCCAGGCTTAACAATATTAACTCCATGTTATGGCGGCACTGCGTTTGTAACATATATGGAGTCTCTAATCCAAACATTTTCAATGTGTAAAGAGTTTGGTCTCAGAATGAAGATCCATTTCTGTAAGAATGATAGTCTTGTTTCAAGAGCGCGCAACAACTTGATTGCGAAGGCAATGTCTGACCCCACTACTACACACATGTTGTTTATTGACGCAGATATTACATGGGACCCCGTCGATATTCTAAAGCTCATTTTGGCGGATAAGGGGATTGTCGGTGGTATTTACCCAATTAAAAGCTATAAATGGGATGACGTTTCATCGGACCCAAATTTCATAAAATCATTGATGGAACGAAAACAGAATTCGCAATTGAAAAATATTATGAGCGACAAGGATTTTTTTAAAACAAATCTAGTAAGATACAATGTGAATTATGAATCAACCACTCTCAATGTATCCAACAATTTGGCGAAAGTCCGCCATTTGGCTACGGGGTTTATGATGATTAAGCGTGATGTTATTGAGACAATGTCTAAAGGGTTTCCTCAGACCAAGTATACGGATGATGTTGGATTCTTACATGGCGAAGAAAACAAATATGCGTATGCGTTGTTTGACTGCGGTGTAGAGGAGGACCATTATTTCTCGGAAGACTGGATGTTCTGTCATAGATGGACCAAGATGGGCGGCGGAGTTTATATTGACGTTACTATAAACTTGGACCACACTGGCGTAGAGACTTATAAGGGGTCGTATATCTCATCGGTTATGTAAAATTGAACATTATTTATTTCACAATCAAATAATTATAAACAACACATTATAATTATTTACCAACAATGACTGATAGAATTGAACTCTTTTACAAAAAAGGCTCGGCAAAGGCCAAAAACGACGCCGAAAACAAAATACGCGAAGACGTCCTTGTTTTCTTGGAAAACGAATTGCCGTCAGAATACGCCACCGACGAAAAATGGCGAAATCTCTATACCAATTTTCACGAAACACTTCGAACACTGTGTCCATCAGAATATGCACATGTTAAGATTGTGAAAAAAGGCGGGCGCAAATTCAATTATGATTTTGATGTTATTTATTTGGATTCAAACAATACTAAAGTCCATAGTATAAAACTTGAGTTCAAACACAATTCATGTAAGTTAGAGAAAATACCACAAATATTATCACTTATGGATAATGTTGGACTTATTGATGCTCCGTCTTATTCTGAACACTATTATACGCTTTATCTTGACGCATATCTGGCGGAAATTGAATACACCGGCGACAAACCAACTTTACAAGAATACATTGCGCTTGTTTCAGGAATTGCGCCCGAAAAACACCAAATGTTTATGCATATGCGTGCATTCAAAGCAAACACGGCTGTGAAGGAATCCATCCACACATATCTTAACGCATACGTTTCAAAATTCAAGGTCGACCATTTCACACAAAAACTAGTTGAGTCACAATCAAATAAATATTTCTTGCTTTGGGATTTGTCCAAATTCCATATAGATACATTATCGGTGGAAGAACTAACAATAAAGGATGTTCTGCTGAAACCAACAAAAAAACAAACAAATACAATTGTCGCACTGTCGACTACTTCGGAGTATCATTTATTGTTGAGATGGCGCAACCACAATGGAATTTTGAACCCCGCATGGCAGATCAAAGTCACTCGTAAATTGGGAAAATAGTTTCCAATTCTGTTTTCGAAAGCCCATTGTTCCCGAGGAACAACGAAACAAATTCTTCTGTTTTTTTATCGGCAAAACTAGCCAATATTCGGCGCGCGTTTTCCTCTGTCTTACACATAATCATATTGAGGTGGTTTTCCACCAAATAGGGTCGCGTTCCGTCCACGTAAGCATAACTGAGTTTGTATGCGCTGTTGCCGTTTCCGCGATTCACCACGATGATTGGTTCTTTTGATCCGTCCATCAAAATATATTGTTTTTTCTCATCATTCGCAAAGTTCTGTTCTACAACCGTGTTGGTTTTTGCAACATTGGTGTTATATATGAGCAATGTCTTTGTATTATCGTCGGTCAGAGCCCCTTTATGTTGATTCCATACCACCGTGCCTGTCTTAACGCTTATACCCATTTGGGACAATGTGGTTGAACCAGACAGGACCGCCTTGATAGTGTCCGAGTTTTCGGTGAATATATAGTTGTCGCCAAATTTCACGGAGAATTTACATTCGCTAAGTTTACATTCGATCGTTGTAGACACTGATTCTTTCCTGAAAATAAGTCCAATCGTCGCCTGTTGTGTTTCAATGAACTTGTTGTCCCTCGTAAAATCCACAATATTCAGAATGGTTCCAACCTCTTTCATATAATTGCGGATTTTCGCATAATACGCGGCGTTCAGGAAACTGGTGGGAATCACGAATGCGAGGATGCCTCCTGGCGACAACATCGAAATAGAATGAAGCATAAAGGTACAGAACAAATTTGGGCGGCCAACAACAAAGCCGTGGTATTTTTCAGGGACATCACCTTTTCCGCAAACCACATATGGCGGATTGCCGACAATCAGATCGTAAGTGTATGACGGCGACCACTTGGTAAAATCGGCGTGGATATACTTATAAGCGACGGTTTTACACACATCGTTGTAAATAGTGTCGTTTAATTCCACCGCATCAATGATGGCGTTAGGAAATGTTGAGTGCGCATAATTGGCGATTTCACACGTACCCGCGGAAGGCTCCAAAATGCGTTGAGGATTGGACACATGTTTCTTAATTTCCGTGAACAACTTTTCAATAATGGTTCGCGGGGTTATGAATATTCCATTGTTTTTCTTCTCCTGTTTGGAGAGCTTGTCGGTGATTTCAATTGTTAGTCTACTGTATTCGGCGTTCATTTTATAAGTAATATAATACAAATATATGTTTTATATTACTTCAATTTTACTGAATAAAAATATTAAGATATATATATAATGAGTGAACCGTTGTTAGATGAAACTAAGACCGCTGAGGCACTAGCTAGAATGAACACCGTATATATCAAATTGAAAATCATAGTTGATAAATTAGGTGATGTTTTGAATACCTTTGATCCTAATGATAAAGAAACCAAACGAAAGGTTAATGACGTATTAGTATTGTTTAAACAAGCGAATGAAGAATTTAATTTTAAAGATTTTTTTAAAGTTTTGAAAAAATTTTCAAGCAAACAACTTGATGAAGTTAAAAATGGGGTTTTTGAATTATTTAGTAATAATAATATTTCGGTTAGTGTAAATAATGATAATAATACGGTTAATATAAGTTCAACCAAAATAGGAGTCCAAACATTAAAAGCTGAAGATTATGTTGTTGAAGAAGTCTGTAACCCAATGCATACTAATCGTAATGGAGGAAGTCGTCGGCGAAAACAATATGGGGGGATTGATCCAGTTTCAATTTTTGCGATAGGAGTAGCAGGAACTGCTGGTACAGCAATAGGAATAATAATCATGATAGCATTATCATTTATATATTTAGGAATATGTTTATTACTTTATAGTGGTGCCTTGAACGATATGGGTTTTATAACGGGTATTCTTTGGATTGGCTATGGCCCGACTTGTATTCCAGTTGGTTTATTATTATTTTTAAATAAAATTCGGAAAACGATTCAAGAATCATGCTCTTCGAACAGCGGTGGAAAATTAAAAACCGCACGCAAACGCATTTTAATAAAGAAAAAAAGGAAAACAATATCAAAGAAGTCAAAAAAATCAAGGAGATAATTGATTTTTTGACAAATCTCCATTCATGTAATGGAATAATAAAAAGGCAACCAATCCAAATATAACATCCATGCTATATCAACGCCATTTATATCATTATATGAAAATAATAAATATATTATTGAATGAATGGGTCTTAAATTATTCCACCAAAAACTTCAGCACCAGTTTTCTTGGTCCAGTACCAATTCATAACAATATCAAATAATAAAATATGATACTGTCTCTTCTAATCCGTGCTCAAAACCTTCGCAATATTACGCGGATAATCGGGATTGATTCCTTTTTCCACAGACAAATAGTAGGCAATCAGTTGTAAAACTACATTCATTAATAGTTCAGTGTAGCCGCCAGTAGGCACACAAATCCTATAATCATATGTGTCTGAGAGTTCACAATCCGACACCCCAATAACGACTGCACCACGTGACTTAAGTTCATCAAAAACACCTTGATTTCTTACAAATGATCCATCGTCAGGAGTGAGTAAAATCACTGGAAACCCAGGCGTCAATAAAGCATATGGACCGTGTTTCAAGGCTGCACTGCTATACCCTTCAGCGTGGATATATCCGATTTCTTTCATTTTTAGAGACCCCTCCTTTGCGACCGAGATATAGTTTTCTTTGCCCAATATAAACACACTTGACGATGCAACTAACACTTTTGCGACCATTTTACACGATTCGGTAACGTCCTCTATGGTTTTGATAATATCATCTTGAAGTCGGAGAATCTTGGGTATAT